CAAGGTCCGCTGGGTCGAATGTCTGTGCGAGCATCGGAAGGAATGGTCCTCCTCCGTTGCCGTCGCCGTCGCCGCCGAAATCATTCCCCGAAATGTCGCCGTATCCTTCACCATAATCCGCTGGTTTTGTCTCTGTATATGCCTCCTTCTCCTTTTTGTCGAGCCATTTACGACGTGTTTCTGAAATACACTGCTCGAGAGGCGTAGTCTCGTTGGAACGACCGATATTTTTACCGGCTTCACACTGTCGAAACGCCACCTGCTGCTTTCCGTTGATATATCCATGTGTAATTCGCGAGGCAATCACCGACTCCGCTGACGCCGACGACGACGACGACCGACGAACAACAGCCGCGGTCCATACTTTTATTTTTCCGTTTTTGTCCTGCGCGTATAGTTTTGGAAACGAATGTTCGACAGTGTCCATATTCATGATAACGATACATTCTTCATATACCCGATTTATTACTTCAATTTAATCATGATGACCCAACAAGCGTCATTATAATTTCAAATACTAATTCCATTCCGCTACGCTGCCGGCGTCGATTCCATTTCATTTCATTTCATTCCATTTCATTCGTCCTCATCATCTTCAAAACACGCCGGATCGATTCTAGCCACAATCGATCGTAAAATATAATTCTCCTTCTTTAGTTTATTATTATTTTGAATGAGCGAGAGAATCAAGTATGTCATTTTCTCAAGAATAATTTCGTGTTCTTCTTCTGGACTGACTTCTTCAGGCGGTGTCTCAATAATCGATATCGTGCGTGTCGGATGATTATATACAGTAGTGCCGTCCTCATTTACACTCGTGCTTATTCCTGTCAGTGGACCCCCTCCTGGCGCAGGTTCATCACTTGTTAGAATAATTCGCCCTTTACAATACTCCTTGGCCGCCGTAATGACTGCCTGAACAACATCTTGTGTCTCTTCTGAACGTTTTACATATTTAATGTTGAATGACGCATTATGTTCTTCATTGCCGGTATTCGATGTATTATTCGTTACGACCGTATTTGTGCTAGTCGCCGTCGCCGTCGCCGCTGCCGAAGCCGTCGCAGCCGCTGCCGCTGCCGCTGCCGAAGCCGCTGCCGCTGCCGAAGCCGCTGCCTCCGCCTTTTTCTTTTCCTCCTCCTGAGATTTAAGAATCGCTTGTAATCGCGCTTGTTTACGTCTCTCTAATTCTTCAAGATCCTCCTTCGTGAAATTCGCCGTAGGCTTAAAACTAGTAAGTGGTATTGTAAAAAATGGACTTTTCGTGATATCATCGCTATCTGGCGCAGCCGTTCCACTATTACTAGTATTATTTTTCACAGTCGACGCCGCCCCCGCACCCGCACTCGCACCCGCACTCGCACCCGCTCCCGCACCCGCCCCGCAACGTTTGATATGATTATTTAATCCTCCCTGATGTTTATACGTCTTTCCACATAACGAACACGAAAGCATATGATATTTACTCCTATATACGAAAATCATTCTATATTCCTTTTATCTACGGTCCGGAAACAACCAACTGCGAAACTAATGCCTGTATTGTTTCCTGCTGTTTTTGAAGTAACACCATCATCTCTCGATTCTGTCGCAATAATTCAGAAATTTCCGACGACGACGACGACGACGACGACGACCGCCCAGAATCAGTATCCACCTTCACTTTACATTTCGCAAGATGCGCATGATACCGCCCCTCTTGCTTATACACCTTATCACAATATTCACAACTGAATTCCGGTTCTTTCGCACATACAACACAAACCAAAAACACGATCATCGCATAAAAAGCCTGAAGTTCATCATCGGTTGTTCGTGTTTCTAATTGGTGATGACGACGTTCCATATCAACAACAATCGCATTCTTACATCTTACACCACATTTATTCTTATATCGATTAAGGATATGACATAAAAATATATCACGAGAAAATATAATTAGATACGATGGAGCATCCATATCGAGTTCATTCATCGATCGGATTCGGGTTTTTACAATTATTATGTATGGCGTCGCTCGCATATCCTAGCCCACAACCTCCAGTGTATCATAATACCGCAGTAATACGATTAATGGGAACCGTATATTTTACGATATTTCAAGATAGGCCGATGTATTTAAAACTGGAATGCGTAACCATCTTACTTGAGATGATTTGTGACATACTATATATCAAATATATTATTATAGATTATACCTACCTCTTTGGACTAATCGACATTTCAAGTAATGCGCTAATTTTCATTTTTGTAATATTATCGTTACAAAATAACGAGAGCAGCACTGCCAAGACGAAAGAAATCATAAATAAAATTGACGAGTTTCGAACGAGGTGTGCGAGTTGTTGGTTCGGGTCAAAACAAGAAACATCGCCGCCACGTCAACAACCTCTCGAACGTTTGGAAAGGACGGACCGACAACACCACGGACACGGACACGGACATATGTATAGTTCGATACCGAGCCAAGACGAATCATATCAACCGGTTTATACATTCGGTGGAAGACAAGCATTCAAACCGAATTTCTATAATTCGTCATGGGGCCGCGATTATATTCAAGCACAAGTAGAAAAAGAATTCGATACAATCGAAAAACGCCATACAGAACTCGGCGAAATTGGCATGATTACAAGTTCAGACGGAACAACACAGTATATTCGGTTTGACGACATTCCATCAGCACAAGATAATTTCACAGGCATACGTCATTACGCCAATCTATTCGTGTCGCCGTATTTTACGAGAGATGGAACACCGATCACATGGTTTTCAGGTTGCCCAACAATAGACAAATTCGGATTGTGTTTATTCATATATAACATAATTCAGTTCATATATCAATTGATGATGTATTCAAGTATCATTACGAGTTGCCGAGAGATTACGAGCGTTACGACAAATAGTAGCATTAGCACCGGCACAATCCAACGATTTCTTTGCTAATACACCAACGTCTTGTATTTATAAAACAGATACGCCGAGAGAGCGAATAAGGTTCCACCCCATGTTGTATCGATCAGCGCGGTCATGGGACTCCAATTACGTAGAATCGCAAGTGTCGTCGTCTCATATACGCCATATACGAGAATACCGAGAAAAAATGCGGCCTTGATTCCGTCGTTGAGCCGCATGGTTTGGATTGCGGCGGCGGCAGATGTTGCGTTGGGAACAACGATGTGCCGCAACACGAAATAATACAAGCCGACCACGATCAAAGCATAACATACCACCGCACTCGGAATATTCACCTTCATCGCTGTCCCTTGAACAATCATGACCTGTCGAGCAAAGAGGTCCTTCGCCGCGTATAAAAACACGACATCAAGTGCCAAAATAATCACCGCCAATACGATTAAATCTTGAATAATCATAATCCGTCTATATATAACACCACGGATAATTTATTTGTCCGCCGCCGACCCTGCCGACCCTGCCGACCCCGCCGACCCTGCCCGATCCATGAAATAATCGGTGATAAATGTCTTATCCAACAACTGATCTAAATAATGATATCGATCTCCGTATGTATTATGTATGTTTTTATGACGGTCGTCTTCGTCAGCCACTGTTTGTAATTTCATATCATCCAATACTACGAACTTCATTATTATCTGTATAATATATACATATTATTATGGCACGCACATCAACGAACGATGCTACGATGAGAAAAAGTAAAAAACGTAGTAGTAACAGTAACATGAAACCGCGCCGTAGCACACAAACCAACAAAAAATACGAAACCGATTACGCCGACGATTATACAAAACAACCCATAACAGAAAGCCACCGTTTCATCTCCAGTATGACATTTGATGGAAATACACTTATAACGAAAACACAGAAAGATGACGAACCGGTGATTGAACGTAAATATACAAAAGAACAACTTGCTCGTGAGATACCAATCGGGAAAGAATTGGTTGATATGTATTTAGATGGAGAGATGCCGAAAGAGTTACAAGCACATCATCGCCGTCAGCATCATCACCACGATCATGATAAAATGAAAGACCGAACACATGATGAACCGGCCATATTCAATAACGTGTTAATAAGCCCCGCTGATTTAGGATTATTACCGCCGCCGCCGACTCCGAGCAGTAAGAAAGACGCACATGGTCGAACAAAGAAAATGAGACGGCGTCGCCTACGACAATAACAACATCATTTCGCGTCGATTTCGCGTGATTTATTTTTGATAGTTATTATATATCACGCACCAAGTAAAGCGTCGTATATAATATAATAGACATGTCTAACAATGGCAACAATAATTGGAAGAGGATTGGCGGATTTTCACGAACAGGGATCCAAAATTATGTCAGAACAAGTGATGCGGCGATGGGTGGAACTACATTCGGCGGGTCAACCGACGTCTCCTACAATACCGGCAACACAACATTTCGAATAGGAAATAACGCAGGTGTGATTTTTATCAACGGTGATATTGATATGTCAGGTGGACCGGGTATAGCCACACCGATTAACCGCGTTCGTAATGTGCGCGATCCCGTCCTCGATCAAGATGTCGCAACGAAATATTATGTGGACCGCACGATTCAAGCGATACAACAACAACAACAACAGATTGGACCAACCGGACCAGTTGGTTCTCCAGGTATTGGATTGGCAGGTGACGCAGGTTCTGCGGGAGATACCGGACCCACCGGTGTAACTGGACCGATTGGCCCAACTGGTAGTTTTATCGGTGTTCTTGGACCGACCGGCGCAAACGGCGCAAGAGGAGCAACCGGCGCAACTGGATCAGCTGGATCGACTGGCCCGATTGGCCCGATTGGCGCAACTGGACAACAAGGTGTCGCCGGCACGCAAGGCGTTCAAGGATCGAACGGCACGATTTTATGGCTGAATCCCGACGGTGATTCCGTATCGAACGAACTCATTATTGACTCATACAATCTTTCACAGACGCCGATCCAAAGCACGATGCGAACGGTGGGACCCATTTCCGTAAGTGCGACATACGGTAATGTAAATAAAACGATTCCAGTTTCACGATTCTGGAATACAGCAGAGAAAGTATCCGTTTTAGCGGTGATTCCAAGCGGTATTTGGGTTCTCAATATGTACGCGGCAGTTCCTTCCAACTCCGACGCGAATCAAGTATCATTATATGCGGCGGTTTTCATGATTACTGGAACATCGAATCAGCCATCCCCCGACAGTTTGATCATCGAAACCAAAGAAGGCGGTGATGCTGGGTATTATCCGCCACGAGCAGCATATCTACCCGACCACGTGAAATATATTGGACGAAGCTGGGATGTTGGTAATACTCAAAATGTGCTCGATACTACTACTGATAGCACAACCGGTGCAGTCATTACAAGCACCGCGAAGAAACTATACAAAATTAATATGCCGGTTGATTTTGTAACGCTGAAAGACGCAAGCGGTAATTCGGAGAATGTGTATGTTCAGCTCCAAATTTACGCAAAAAATACGAAATTGGCGAATCAAACCGCGAATGTATTATTGTATTATCAAACAGATCTCGCAACGTCTGAAACCACGTATTCGTATCTTCAGACCACATTTGGCGCTGTTGGACAGATTGGACCACAAGGTCGAACAGGACCTATCGGACCCGCTGGGACAAATGGTCTACCCGGTTCAACCGGTCAGGCTGGTCCAACTGGTATTCCTGGTCCAACTGGTAATACAGGACCAGTCGGACCACAAGGAATTAGAGGGGCAACCGGTCCAACCGGACCAGCTGGTCATGCCAACGCGGTCGGGTCACAATTTTCTGTTCAATACCGATCAAATCCTGCGCCAGGAGGAGAGACCGATCCAAATGGCAATTTCGCAGGGACCACCAATTTTCGGTATGTGGCGAATGGCGATACGACAAACGCATCCGACGCAAGTATGGGCACCGTCGTGATGAATGACCTCGCATGTCGGTCGATCCATTCCTCTTTTTACGTGGAAGACCCGTCGATTAGTGGCTCCGCTACACGCCCGCGCACATTCGTAAAAGGCGGTGAATCCAACGGAAATTACGTGGTTCTTGCTTCTGGAATGGATACAATAAGTGGAGGAGCCACGAAATCGCCGGCAACCGCCGCTGATATCACCCATGGAATTAAAATTATTCACGAAATGGATATACCCACGCCTACCACCAACATCATTTTACACAACGGTAATAAACTTTCTGGGAAAGTTACCATGAAGTATGACATGACAAGCGGAAATATTTCTGCCGGAGACCGGTTTTGTATTGTAAATTCGGATGGTTCAGTTGGCGTAGGTGGAATGACGACAGGCGAAATGACTGCTGAAGGACAAAGTGGTCTGAATCGGATGCTTCATGTGAGCGGAAACGTGATGGTTGGAACACATCCAGGGACAACCCCGTCAAAAACCGCGTCATCCGCCATGGTGATGTTCAATCAGGCAACAACGGCGCCGACAACGACGATCTATCCAGGAATGTATCATCGCGGTGTTCAAGGCACAACAACAAGCACACTCGGACTCAGTACCGACTCGTCTGGCGGTTTAGCCTTAACAGCACCGAATTTCATCACATTTCAGACCGGAACAACGAATCCACAAAGTAACTCGATTGTAATTAATTCGGCGGGTGATGTTTCGGTGTTGGGACGCACGAATTTGAACGGCGTGGTGAGTATCGGCAATAACTTCGCAGATACTTCGACACATGCAAATGTGAAATCGGTGGTCGATATCAACGGAATAACCCACATGAATACAACAGTTACATCATTTAGTGACCAGCCACGACTTAAATTAATTTCTCGCGCGATTGAACCATTATCGGCAATTCCGTTACTCTCACAAAGCACGAATGAAATCCGCGGTGTAAATCTATCGGAAACTTCGGGATTTCTCCGCTTGACTGCACAAACTCCAGCAAAAAGTTGTATTGATCTAACTGGAGATAATACATCATCGACAAACGCTATTTATAGTAATTCGATAAGATTCAATACAGCGAATGATGAACGCATGATTATAAACGCAAGTGGAAATGTAGGGGTTGGAACAAACACGCCGGGGGTGAGGTTGGATGTAGCGGGAGGGCAAGCACGCGTGAATAACGGCTCGACGACGAGCACAGCACTGACGACGACAGGACGGGTGGGGGTGAATCAAGCCGCACCGACAGTGCCGCTCGATGTAACGGGTGCGGCCAGAATAACCGGAAATTTAGATATGAATGGCACCGGCCAAATCATCAATTTAGTGAATCCTGTAAACGCCCAAGACGCTGTTACCAAAAGTTATGTGGATACTGGAATATCAAATGCGACAGCATCCGGAGTATCAAATCCAGCGTTTCAACAAGGCACAGCAACAGTTTCCGCCCAATACTTGTGGCCCAATTCAGGATACCCAGCAGGAATTTATACAAACAACACTTCGAGATTATATGTTCAACCAACCGGTAATATTGGTATAGGCACAACTTCCCCGACGGTATCTTTTGACGTAGCAGGTGCTGCTCGTGTGAATAATGGCTCGACGACGAGCACAGCACTGACAACGACAGGACGGGTCGGAATTAACCAACCGTCTCCGACAGTCGATTTGGATGTAGCAGGTGCTGCTCGTGTGAATAATGGCTCGACGACGAGCACAGCACTGACAACGACAGGACGGGTCGGAATTAACCAAGCCACACCTACGACTGCGCTGGATATAACGGGAGATGCGCGCGTGAATTCAGGTGCGTCGACAAACACGGCAATGACGACGACAGGACGGGTCGGAATTAACCAAGCGTCGCCGACAACAGATCTCGATGTAGCGGGTGCGGCCAGAATAACCGGAAATTTAGATATGAATGGCACCGGCCGAATCACTAATTTGGTTAATCCTACAATCGCCCAAGACGCTGCTACCAAATCTTATGTGGATAGTGGAGTCGCAACTGCTACAGCGGTAGGCAATAACGCACAATCAACGGCAAACACCGTAATAACCGCAATCACCCAGGGCAGCGCCACCGCGGCGGCGCAATATTTGTATCCTTCCACCGGGCAAGCGGCAGGAATCATTACGAATGGAAGTTACCGATTGTATGTTCATCCTAATGGTAATATCGGTATAAACACAACGTCACCGAGTGTTCTACTCGATGTAGCGGGTGCGGCCAGAATAACCGGAAATTTAGATATGAATGGCACCGGCCAAATCATTAATTTGGCTTATCCTATAAACGGCAATGATGCTGCTACCAAATCTTATGTGGATAGTGGGGTCGCAAATGCGGCAGCGGTAGGGCATGCTGCACAATTAACCGCTAATACCGCAAAATCAACGGCAGACGCCCTATATACCGCAACGACGTGGGGCAGCGCCACCGCGACGGCGCAATATTTGTATCCTTCCACCGGGCAAGCGGCAGGAATCATTACGAATGGAAGTTACCGATTGTATGTTCTTCCTAATGGAAAAATCGGAATCGGGAAGACTGATCCGGAGAATTTACTAGATATATATGCGACTGATCCTGACAACCCAACCATAAAAATAAGTTCTACAAATATCGCTTCCATTAATCTGGCTGGCGCGATTAATGGTGGAACAAAACCAATATTCGAGATGGGTGTATATGAGAATATCTCATATTTATGGAATAAAACGTGGACTCCAATGCATTTTGGAACAAACGGCCATGAACGAATGAGGATTACACAAGATGGTTTTGTCGGAATCGGGACGAGCAGTCCAGACTACCCATTACAAGTAATGGGTAGTAACCATCCTTATATTGGAGGATCTCATTATTCAGACGGCATCGCATTACGATATTCTTCCGGTCACACTTGGCCTATCAGTATTCGCGCCGAAACAGGACTTCGTGTAGGAGGAGATATCGTATGGAATAGTGACAAACGTATTAAAAAAAACGTCAAAGATATTGATGGCAATACCGCGTTATCGCAAATTAGACAAATCCGCCCCAAAATATACAATTATATTGATTATTCCACAAAAGGAAATGATGATGTATATGGTTTTATCGCGCAAGATGTAAAAGATGTGATTTTACATTCAACTATGTGTAGCAAAGACTATATACCGAATTTTTATTGTAAAGGAAATATCTGTGCGGTAGACGCAAGTAATAACATATACGAATTATCATCTGAAAATGATTTCTCCTTTGAAAATGTAATAGATAATAGTGGGAATGAAGTAATACTTCATAAGGTTAAAATTTACGGTTACGATAACACCGAATATATTTGTTCTGTAACACCAGTGAATAATACGAAGAACATTATTGTAAAATTAGACAAAGAATATAAATTTTCTAATAAACAAGAAGAATACAATAAAATATTCATCTACGGACAAGAAATCACTGACTTTCATAATCTTGAAAAGAACGCAGTCTGGACTATCGCCACCGCCGCCCTCCAAGAAGTCGACCGCCAGCAACAGGCGGATAAGGCACGGATTGCGGAATTGGAAGCCACCGTCGCCGCCCAACAATCTCTCATCAATGACATTCTCGAGAGATTGAAGAGCAACGGAATGTAATATAAGAAAAATATCATCCACCACACCGCGCAACCAAGGCGGGTTTACAACCGCCACGCCTTCATATCCTTCCACAATTTCGCCCGCACCTTCGTGACAATCGCGTCATCCGACAAAGCGCCGCCCATCATCTTATCCGCGTATTTATTGTAAAGCGAAGCGAAATCCTCTGATAAGACAGGCTCACCCCCAAGCGGAGGAGGAGTTCTTGGTTCTTCTTCTTGTGCGATGTCATCTGCCGCCGCCGCCCCCGGTATCGGATACATCCCGTCACATGACGCCATCGCCGGCGAGCACTGAAACATCTGCTGATACGACGACGCCGCCTTCTGCCGCTGTTTCGTCAATTCGCGCTGCGCTTCCCAATTCGAATCCTGCCATTTCTTGAACTCTTTGAATAACAGTTTATGTAATGTCCGCACCATCAATTGAAACTCGCACGGCTCCATCGCACGCCACCTCCGTGTTGGGGGGTCTAGGCCAATTTCCGCGGGTGCGGCGGCGGCCACCTTGAACGCCGTGTCGTAAATGTAAAATGCCCCCTGTTTTATATCCGCCAGTTTGAAGGGGGTGAGGTGGGACCTGCCGGATTCGGCAGTATATCCGGACAATACACGGAGGATCGCGGCGGTGATTCCTGCGACGAGGTCTTCGTTGAACACGACATGTAAATCGGTGTCGGTAACTGTGAGTGAGGGAGAGGTAAGCCATTCTGCGAAACCGGGTCGTGCTTCTGTGAGATCGGGGTGTTCAGCGTCTTCTTCATTTAGAATCACTTCCATATTTTGTCGCTTTTGACGTGTGATCGATGTGAAATCG